TAAATAACCAGACTATCCTCAATCATTCTAAGTTGATTGAGTGACTTAATTGATTTGTGTAGATATGATAGTGTTGTTCCGTTGTTTCTGTTTACTAGTCCACTTGTTGCATAAGCGATTGAATCCTTTGTCATTTTAATTCCAGCAGTTGCTGAATTACCACTAATGCTACCTGTTGGGTAACTAATTTTAGGATTGTAGATAAAGAATTCTTCTGTCTGAGGAAACTCAAAATCCATTGGATTATCAGCAACTCCTCTGACAGGATTAACATATCTTTTTTCTTTGTTTTCTTTGTTCTTCTTCACATAACGCATTTTCATTGCGTCAATATAACGAATTTCTTGAAGACCCTCTTGAGGATTCTTCAAATCAATCACTTTATGATAATATATTCTCCCATCAACATACCAGTTCCTATAAATTTCATGTGCCTTTTTATCAAAATCCATTAAATCTAGGATGTATTTAAACTCATCCCTGATCTTTCTTTTAATACCATCACTGGCATTTAAATGATCTAAATCAAGTTCAACTGGTTGATCATTCGTATCTGAAACAATTGCTTCATTTACAATATCTTCAATAGCACTATCCGCTTCAGGATGAAGTGCCATTTCACGATATCTTTTTATCAAATCAAATTCAGTTCTATATACACCCTCAAGATCTATAGACTGACCAAAAAAACCACTACTCATATAGTAGTCATTCCCGTCCTCGTGATTAGGAGGAACGGGAGAGACTGCCGTTGGGGATAGTGGTTCTGTGTCCTCTATCGAGAACCCAAATAACTTAGCCATAATTTATGATGTTTTCTTACTATTTATCAGCCGTTTGGAGCAGCAGCTCCGTTATTAAGGTTTAGTGACTGTACTTGGAATTCTACATCAAACTCCTCAATTGTGTCACCTGTGTCGTAGCTTAATGCAATCTCACTAACTGATGTTGGGAAGATATCAATAAATTCATACTCTTTAAGAACAGCATTGCTAGTACCATCAGAGGTTGTGCTTGACTTGGTAGCTCCTCTACCTAGTTGGAATACTTTTGCGTTTGTCATATACGCATCAGGACTTGTAGCACCTAAGTTATTATCTAACTTGGCGATTACTTCTGTCCATTGTTCCATTGCATTTCTTAATTCAAAACTCTCATCGTTAATAATGGTAACAGTCCATGTATCAATGGTTCTGTCTCCAGCGACTTTAAAAATACGACCTCTAAATGGAATATCAATTTGAGCAATATTTTGAGCAGGTAATGCTGCTGCTTTGCACATAAATCTAAAGTTCTCTGAATTCCAAGCGATCCCTGTAGGTAGAGTAGTTAACTCTACCTCAAACAGATTAGGTCTTGCACCGCCACCAATAAGTGCGGATTTAAATTGAGAGATTGATTTGTTGTCTCTACTTGTTGCCATGATAGGTTATCCTCCTGTTATATTTAGATTATAAAATTAAACTCTACCTACTACTTCCTCGAAGCTAACACCAGTTCTGGTGGCAACAAAGGTAAGAGTAACAAAGTTGATAGACTTCGCAGGCTTCAGGAAGATGTCTGCTCGGAATTCATTATTATCAATAACATCAGGTGTGTTATTTGTGGTGTCGCAAACAACAGCGAACCCAAAGAGTCCTCTCTTTGCTTGAACATCACGTAGATATGGTTCCACAATATTGCGGAAGTTTGCTCTTGTTAACTCATCATTGAGTTCAAAGAGTTGAGCCTCTGCTGCTTTCTCAAGTGCTTGCTCAATTGTAAGGAACAAACGACGAACGTTAATTCTATCAAATGCAGATGCGTAACCAAGACCTGTCTTATCTCCGAAGAGAAGTGTTCCAACACCTGGTTGTGTTATAACTGCATTAATTCTTGCAGGATAAAGTTTGTCTCTTTGTGCCTTATCTGGATTATATGCAAGTTTAATTGCATTGTTAATAATACCACGTTGCTGACCAGCAGGTGAGAACCAAGGATACGCAACAATATTTGTGCGAGTCATTAGACCTGCAATGTCTCCGTTAGTTGGGACATAACGGAACTTGTTATTAAACCTATCATACATGTACTTGTATCCACTATCAAATATACAATATGATGAAGAGGATAATGTACTAAAGAAGTCAATAACATTTGTTGTTTGTGTATCATCATTTGTTACACCAACAACATCTGTTCTATGTGGACTGACTGTTGCAACACAATCTTTTCTAGCATTTGCTAGTGAAATTATGTAGTTTGCTTTTGCTTGTGACTCTGCTTTAGTTGCACAACCAGGACCATTGATTATATAATCAACTTGTATCTCATCTTTATTTGAGAACTTATCATAAGAAGTAATTATATCTGCTAATTCTGCCTTCATTCCTCCAGTAGAAGAATAATCAACACCTGCAGTTAGAGTGTATGTTTGTTGACCTATTGCAGCAAAGGTTACTCCTTGTGCATTTTGTCCCCATAGACCTTGTGCAGTTGTATTCTTTGTAAATCCTGCAGAGAATCCTGTTGGTAATGGTGATGTTCCCCAATGAGAATCATCAGCACCACCTGGATTTGATCCAGCATATATGTTTTCAGAGAAGTCTGCTAGGAATTGCTCATACCAGATCTTCTGTGGTGAATTAACATCAGAAACAGCATCTAATGCCTTTGATAGGTTAGTATGTTTTTCAAGAATCTGTCCTTGAATACCTGTAACTGATCCTAAATCATCTACTACGACGATATGTATTCCGTCACCCTTACCATTTCTATCTAAAGAATATTTGTTAGTGGTTGGTTTGCCAGCGATTGATTTCCAGAAAACAGTTGAATTTGTTAATCCAAGAGTTTGCTGATCATACCAATCAACTTGTGCAGAAACTGTATGTGCAACACCTAATGCTGTGCCATTATTTTGAATAACTCTAATATTAGCACTTGTGGTGTATGCTGCATAATCAGATCCTTCTGCATAATCTATTGCTGTTTCTGTTCCATCAGTTGCGACTCTTGAAACAACCTTAACATCTATCTTTTTATTAGTAAGATCAACACTAGTAATGATTGACTTAAGATATCCAGTAAATGCAGAAGTTGAACCTGCACCAGGAACTACTACACCATCTAATGGAGCAGTAACACCCATACCAACAACAGTTGATGCGTTGATTCCACTTAAAGTAAGTGTCTGGTCTGCTGCGTCGTCAATAACACAAACCTTTAGGTTGTTTGCCCAAGAACCAGGATTCTTTGCGGCATAAGTAAAGTTCGTTGCTTCAGAATGATTCTGAATATAATCATCATAGTTGTCAATTCTATCAGCACCTGTCAGTGTTGCTGATGCAGCGTTAACACCAGCGTTTGCATTTGCTAGAGTTGTACCAGCAGTTCTTACGACCTTAAGGACTCCTCCGTAGGAAAGATAAGATGATGCTGACATCCAGTACTCATACTGTGCATCAGTGTCTTTTGGCTCACCAAATACGTTGATGAGATCTTGCTCTGTAGAAATGTCTGTTGCTTCATCAACTGGTCCAATTGCAAATGGACCTGCAATTGCTCCAATGTTATCTAATACATTCTCAGCTCTTCCTACTGTTAAGTCAACCTCCCTGACTAAAACACCAGGAGATAATTGAGGAGTCGCCATGTTCTTTTTCTCCGAGTTTATCTTTTATCTGAAAATATTTATTAAAAAGGTTATTTTCGGAGGGGAAACAATGAATGAACTATAATACTTGAAGGACTCCATAGCAATCTGGTATCTCATGCATCAATTTACTTTCTATACCTTGCTTTAAAGTTATAGTGCTCATAGCACAAGTAGAACATGCACCACCTAATCTTACTTTAACACGATTAGTTTCATGTTCTATCTCTACAAACTCAAGTGATCCACCATCTGCCTCAATATAAGGTAGAAGTTCTTCTAAAACTCTGATTACATTTTCTTCTGTTAGTTCCATGTGTGTTGCCAGATAATGTTGTCTTTTAAGATACTCATAGTAATGATCCATTACATATATTCCCACATGTATGATCGATCTCCATATTCATCGACATGCCATCTATCACCTTGATCATCTACAAAACTTTCCATATCATCTAATCCATCTGACATGAATCCAAATGGAGCCATGTCTTGTTCTATTTGGTTCTTTTGCTCATCATACAATCTTTTCCTTACATCTTGATCAGTAAGTTCTTTAAAGTAATCTTGAGCAACTAACCATGCATAGATGACAAGGCACATTGCTAGGTCATCATTACATCCTTCTTCTGCTTCAAATGAGTTGCCCTTTTGAATAAAGGTAGTCAACTCACTCATTATTTCATAATCACATGAAAGTAGTTTATCAGATTCTATTAAAGTTTTCAAGTTAAGAGAACCCACCTTTTTAACAGTCTTTGACATCTTAAGACCAAGTTGAGTTTTCTTACCAGAAAATCCTTGTCCAACAACTTGACCTGCTCTTCCTCTCATAGAACACATAAGAAGGTTTTTATATTCTAGATCGTAATTTAATATGGCAGCAACCTGATCTCCTACATCATTTACTTCACATAAAACAAATGCATCATTATAACTTTTACCAACATCATTAATGACACTTGGGAAAAGCATTGGTTTGATATCATTATTTCTATACTTTGCAACCACAGAATGAGGGAACTCTGTAATATCAACTACTACAAATGCAGAGTAGTCTTTCCCTACTCCTCTTGCAACGTCAACAGATATAACATAATCATGATCCTTTTGGGGATCTACATATACATCCAATCCAGCACTTGTCTTTTCTGGTTGTTGATATATCATACTCCTCAACTTACTTGGAGAAATAAGAGTATCAACAGATCCTAAAAACTCACACTCAAACTCAATCTTAAACTGCTGTTCTGATGTGTTAGAAATAGTTTGTTCTTTCCATACCTCATCTCTACCAGGAACTTCTGACCAATGAACATCAGTGGGTACGTATTCATTTTTCCCTCTTTCTGCATCGTGCCAATATCTATAGAAGTGGTTCATCCCGTGAGGGGTTGAAACCATTATTACTTTAGTGCTTTTACCAGAAGTAATAGTAGGATAAACACTAGCAAAGAAAGAGTCAGCGATGTGATTGGGAACAAAAGCAAACT